TAATTCAACAATTTTTAATAGAACAGAGGATTGGTCTTTAACTACAGACACAGTTATAGATGAATCTTTTACTAACTTATCTTCTGAGTGTTTAATCGACTCTGACTTCAGTGAACTCTGTGATGTTTACGATTTAAGTTTCGATGTAGAAGAAGATGACTACTACCTACAGGGCTCAGGAGTTTCTGATGCTATGCTGTTAGGTTACGATGATGAGGATGATTTTTATGGTTTCAATGATGAAGAGCTTTATACAGGAACATTCGTTTTTTCTACGAGTGATGATGGTGGGAGTGATACTGGTGATTTCTACGATGATATTGCTAGCATTGGTTATATGGAATATGATAGCAGGGATGTAGAAGAGTATGAAGACACTTTTGATAGTTTCGATATATTTGATTTTGGGGATTCTACTCTGGATAATAGTACGGAAGGATCATTAACTTTTGTAGATATACTAATACCTTTAGATGAACTACCTGAGGTAAGAGTTACAGAAGAAGAGTTTGTAGAGTTTGCTCAACATATGGATGAGCACTTTGACTTTGAGGATGAAATAGACAGGGAAGAGTACGAAGAACAGTTTGAAGACTTTGAAGAAGAGATTGAGGAGAGAGAAGAGCTTGGAGAAACGGAAGAAGAGTTTGAAGAAGAATATGAAGAAGAATTTAAGGAAGAGGAGATTAGTGAAGAACTTGCTGAAGAGTCAGGAGATAGACCTGAACGAAGAACTAGACGTAGGGATGTAGTATCTAATACAAATTCTATAGTTAGTAATTCTATAGCTAACAGTTATGGAAACAGTAACTCTTCTAGTACAAACAGCACTACAGCTTCTGCAGTATCAGGAGGTTCAGGTGGCACATCTATATCTAGTTCACCTAGTATCTCAGACCAGATAGCATCTGCACAAGTACAAACAAACAATGTTTTACAATCTATAGAAATACTGCCAGTGCCTACTATGGACAATACACCATCTATGGCAATGGCTGAGGTACAAGTTACCAGTATGGAAAACCAAATACAAAGTGTTACAAGCACTATGGTTACATCATCTGAAGCAGAACAGATAGCAGAGGAGATAGTAGCCAACAACATAAGAGCACAACAAGAACAATCACAAGCACAACAAGAGGAGTCTGGACAATATGATTCTCAAGGACAATCTAATTTAATTGCCTACATGAACTACGTACCCAACTTCTCTGACTATACTTCTGCTAACATAACAGATCAAACAAACTGGTATACACCAACTGTGATATACGCAAGTGTAACGCTAGAAGATAATGCAGGGTATAGTTTTATGGTATCTGATAGTATGAACACCCTACAAAACATGACAGGTGGACAGTCTACAGAATTTTTTATAGATAGGAGATAGTATGGCAGAAGAAGTAAAGATAGTAGAAGTTGAAAGAAAGTCTTGGTATAACAATCCAGAAGGCTTTGACAAATGGAGAATATTTCCTAGGCTTCTAATTAGTTTATATGGATTAATGTTTTACAAAACATCCATGTGGTTTATGACTTTACCAGACCCTACCAATGCACAATCAGCTTTTGTATCTGTGATAGTGGGTGCAGGAGCAGCTTGGTTTGGTCTTTACGTAGGCAAAAAATAGGAGAACGATATGAAAAACATATTACCAAAGCTACAGCAGTACATCACCATAGTAGGGGTGATAACTGCAATCGGAGGTGGCTTCTACACGTGGGGACAATTTAACTTACGTCTTGACAATATAGAGAAAAGAAAATTTAAGACTGTTAATATTGCACCTTTAGAAACTAAAGTAGAAAACCTTGAGAAAAGATTAGATAGAGTTGAAGGTAGAGTTGACAATATTGGTAACAATGACAACCCTTTAGCTAACTAGTATTTACATTATAAATAGTTTTCATCACAACTATTGATTGGACAAATCTGTATTCTGTGTGTATAATGAAAGTATCATTAACCTTTCCATGCCTAGGAGTATTTCATGGAAGACATTGTGCACGTAGCATCGTATTTAGTAATAATCATCTGTTTATCACAGGTTCTGTAAAAAAAAGTTCCTCAGAATCGTTTCTAAGACCCTTTTAACACCTCCTGAATAGTAGACATCCAAAAACAGCAACTTTTGCTGTATGAGCTTCTATGGGCTTTAGACAGAGTTTTACACATAATTCATGTTTAAAACTACCCTAAAGGGTTGATCTGTACAAGTAGTACCAGTATGAAATTTATTTCCTGAAAATTCTATTAATCTATTCTCTACACTTTTTATTTTTTTATTATTATCTTTAAACAAAGTATACCCATCGTTAGTATTATAATAATATATAGCAGTTTTTTGATTTGGAAGGATTGGACTACTATCTACATGATAACCATGTTCTATTATATTTTCAGTGCAAGGTATAACATTTATTTTAATCCTCAACCAAGAATTAACATTTAATAAAGGTCTAAATATTTCATTAACAATAGTATAATAATTGCTTTGAGGATAATCGTTTCTATATATTTGGTGAGAAAGTTGAATATTAGTCATAGTCGAATTAGTTTTTTTATTTAATTTAGGAATATACCCTTCATACATATTGTCAGGAACAATAGCACAAATAAACAAAGGTAGAAATTCCATTTGCTGATATAAATTTTTTGACTGAAGATAAGACCCTGTATAGTTAATATCGTCTAGTCTTAAATTATCAAAAAGTTTTGATAAATCCTTAAACTCAAGAAAATTATCTACAACTTTCATTGCATAAACTTATATGATTTTTCTATTAATTCTTCAAACTCTCGCTTAAGTTCTCGAAGAAGGTTGGTTAAGGATAGTGTACCTTCATAAGTATCGTTCCATTCATCCATTGCTTTTCTAAAAGTTTCAGGGTTTATTGACTTATTTTCAAGGTACACTTTTCCATCTTGACTTAACTCTACAGTTAGTTGTGCAAGTATAGCTCTATTCTTTTGTTTTTTCTGCAACGGACTGGTCCAATACTTTTCTTGTTGTTGGGTCAACTAAGACGTGTTGCATAGCTCTAAGACTATTAAGCATTTCACTTACTTCACCATAAGGTAGAGTTGCTAGCTTCTGTAAGATAGTATTAGCTAGTTGGTCTTGCATAAGATAGAACCTTACAGGTTTAAAAGCTTCATTCTGGTCTGGTGTACTAGGGTCATCAGCCTGGAATGTGCCATCCTCCTTACGTGCTCTTTCTTTTTTTACTTCTTCTTCACTCATCACTAACTCCTTCTTCATCGTGAATAAACAACGCTATGATTGCATAGTGTATTAATTTAAGCAAGTCTTTTCTTTGATCTTCATGACTTCCTTTCTTTCCATATCGTTGTGCATACTTAAGCACATTACCGATACAAAAACCCTTACCGTACCCTGAGTCTATAATTACCTCAGTAGCCTGTAGATTATTTTTAGAATAATGTTGTGTGTAGGTGTTTATTATGTAAACTAGAATTTGTTTAATTAAATTCTTTTCGTTATATTTAAACATCCTTTTTCCTCGGAAAAGCAATTACATTCTCTCCTTTACTTTCTACTTCTTTTTTTCTTTTTCTATCTAACTCTCTGTGTATAGCATAATTACCTGCTTCCATAACCAAGTCTTGTTGTTCAGTAGCCATACTCATAAGACCTGAAAATAATATGTACATTTTAGTTGCAGCACCTTCTGCAACATCGCCTGGAAGTTTATCTGCACCTAGTATTTCAAAACCATTATCTTCTGGTTTTAGTACAATATATAGATAACCTTCCTTTAAGTCAAGTGCATCTACAAATTTTTTTACTCTATCATCATCTTCAAACGTAATACTTATATCATCAGTCATCCATCCACTCCTTAGGTATAGTTCCTTGTGCCCAAAGAAAACCATGCCTATCACACCAATCTGCATACGTAGTTTTTGAACCTTTTAATATTTTGTTATCTGCCTGTACAAATATAAACCTTACATCTAAATCTTGCCATTGTTCTTTTATCATAAGATGCTTTACTCTATCATTTGTTGTAAGTCTACCTTTAGCTTCTATATAAAAGTCTTTTTCTTTTATGTAAAAGTCTGGGGTGTATGATCTTATCTTAGGTACATATGTAAAAGTCTTAGGTTCGTAATCAAACTCTATCTTTTTCTTACCTAAGTCTGCAGCAATTCTTATCTCAAACTTTGATCTATATGGTAATTTCAACATCTTTAGGGCATCCTATATCTAGTAATTCTAACACATTATCTATTATTTCTTTTTCGTAAGGCTCACCATTATCATAGTCTATAGCTTCATAAAACTCATTTATCAAAACTATAACTATACCTTTCTGTAAAAGAATGTTACGTACCTTTTCTAAACTTTGATCCAGTTCATTCATACCTCTTGTCTCATCAAAAGGTTTTACAGGAGACAAACCTACATATAGAGGTACACCAAAATCACTATCTCTAAGTATCTTCACTATGTCTGATCCTTTTTGGTGACTCCAGTTATCAGGGTACAGGTAATGTACATTTTTATTTTCTGTAAAGTCTGCTACAGAAAGATTATAAGTTTTAAGAATGGGCATCTGTAACCACCTTAGTGTACCATGCATACGGAGGGTTCTTTGCCCTAGATGTTTGCTTAGGTATGTATTTTGCTTTAGACCAACAGTTATGCCTAAACCCACAGAAACCACACTCTCTAGGTAAAAGCTTGTTACCATTAGGCTCACCT